ACGAACTAGCGGTGCGTCCTGCAACAACAAATAAATATATAAAAAAAATAAAATCAATACTTAGGCATTTTTTTTCCTCGAAGATCTAGCCTTGACTTTTGCTTTGTCGCTTAAGTCGCCAAAATGAAACAAGCGCTGGCTGGTTTTTGTGTGAGTCTTGTTTGTATGCAACTGCCCGTTTGGCATTTTGTGCATTCCCTTACGCCACACGGTTCCGTCTTTGAGGTAATGATTTACACCCATAGCCATTTTTATCTATGCCTCTTGGTTTTTTTTGCAATGCTTTTTGGTTGCTTTGAAAACTGCTTTCCTTTTTTTGTGTCTTCGCGCTTTTTAGCCGTTGTTCTGTTGTACTCTTCAGCGGACAGCGCCATAATAGCGCCTTCGGGCAAATAACGTTCTCCAGTTTTTGCGCTAGGCTTACCGCTTTTGGTCCGCCACTTTTGTTTAGTCCAGCGGTCTAAGCTTGTTTGGCTTTTTTTCTTAGCCATTTAATTCCTGTAGCCCCCGCCCTTGGCTTTGTATTCCTTAGCAAGCATTTGCGCTTTCCGGGCAGACCACTGACCGGCTTTTCCGCCTTTTGTGCCAGCTTTAATTTTATTAAAGAGGCGCTTCCTCATTGTAGGCTTAGTGTAGTTACCAGCTTCATTTACCCGTGATTTTGTCTTGCGCTTTCGCGTCGGTTTCTTTGCAGGCATTAGTCCCACTTTGCATTTGGGTCATTCATTTTTTCTTCAAGATCAAGAATCTCTCTTTCCGCCCAAGCAAGGCCCTCGATCATCCCTACCATCTGTCGATACTGCTCGTAATCGGTGCACGATCCAACCGACATTGCGTCGGCAAGATCGTTCATTTGCTTTCTAAGTTTTTTTCTTAGCGAGCCAAGAACACTGTCGGCCACTAGTTACTCTCCCTTTAATTGATCCATTGCGTACTTGTAACCTTCTGCTTCCATTTTTTCTTGTTCCATGCCGGTCTTTGCTTCTAGCTCTGCTTGCTCAAGAGAAAGCTCTGCCATGTCAACCATCTTATCGGTCTGGATTTTTTCCATTGCAATCTGGGCATCTACTGCATCTTTCTGTTGTTTTGCAGCAAGCTTTTGTTGTTCGATTCCCATCTTCGCAGCGTCGGCTTGCGCCTTTCTTTGGACATCTTGTTCGCGAATTGCAAGCTCGCGCTCACGTTGTTGGATAACCGGATCTTGTTGCTGCTGAGCCTGTTGTTCTGCTTGTGCTTGCTGTTGCTTCTTTCCGAGTAACTGATCTGCGGCGTCGGCAACAAGCACGCTTAAGCGCTTTTCAATATCTGCTGGCAGCGGATCGCCCATTGGCGGCAACGGTACCCCAAGCTCTTGCTCAATCTGGTCCCTTAGCTGGAACCCAAGATGCTCCCTAATGTGTGCATCAATAGCGGCCATTACAGCGCCGCCCATTGGGGAGTTCTGTGTGTCTTGAGCAATCTGTGGATCATTCCTTAGCACCATGTGAACTCGAATGTGCGCTGTATGATCTTGATACTCGAACGCTTTAACAGGCTTAAGCGTAAGCATGTTCTGGTTTTCAGAAACAGGATCTTCAGGTTTAATATCTTCTGGGTTTGGCACAATCTTATCTGCATTTGGTATGCCGATTAGTTCCATCATTTGCCTGTGCAGCAGTGGCATGTCATACAGGTCTGGCGACTGCGCTGCAAGCTGTAAGGCTGCTTGATACTGCATAATGCGCTGCGACAATGTCGATGCGTTCGGGTCTGAAACCGGAATAATGTCTACACGATTATCAAAGTCTTCGACCTTAATATTTTCGCCTTCTTCTGTTTCGTATGGATATGCAGGCGAAGTGTATTTTTTAATAATTCGTGCAAGAATTTTAAATTCTTTCTTAAGGCTTGCGTGAACCCGCGCTTGAATAGCTGACTGCACTTTCATTGCACGCTCAAGAATAGCAAGCGTGGTTCCCACAGGTGCGTCCTGTCTCATGTCGTCAATCTTTACGTCAGCCATTGACGCAAACCTGCGGCCTTCTTCTACAATGTTGCCAAGCAGTTGATACAAGACACCCGAAGGTTCTTTGTATGGCAAGAACGTAATGTTGTCGCGAATAACACCGCCGGGCACATCTACGTCCCTAAACTCTCCGGGCATAATCGGTGTGTCGTCACCCTTGATACGCAGGCCACGGGTCTTCAAGCCGCCCGGCAAGTTTGACAATGTTCCTGCATCAACCAGTTGACGAAGCAAGCTAGTAGCTGATTTCGCTAACCCACCAATCATGTGAATTAGACCAAGGTTATAGAACCCAATTCCGGGCACATATCCATAATCAACAAAGTGATGAATCTTTTTCCGCATAGGATCGTCTTCGTCCCAGTTGCGGTAGACCGAAAGAATTTTATTTGTTGACTTATCAATTGTAATTACATACGGCAGAGCAATTCCGTCCGGTGACTCAAAACCGGGTAGATCGTAATCAACATGCATTTCAAGGAGTTGGTGGCGGTCATCTTCCTGCCCGGAAAACGACACACCAGATATTTCATCGTACTTGTCTTTTATTACGTCTACCGAGTGCTCTGGGTCGCCAAGGTCAACGTCACGATAAAAGCCACTGACCTGAAGCTTGCGAATATGATTCGAGCTTCTGGTCATTACATGTGTGTAACGTTCTGCACTGTCTAACGAGCTTTCGTCGTACGAAATAACAAAGTCTTCTGCTGGCACAAACATGGAGCACGGACGGTCCATGGTTGGGTCATAGTAAATTTTTCTGAATGCGGCGCCGGAAAGCGGCAGGCTGAACAAAAGCTTTTCTGTTTCTGCGCGATACTCGGTCATTACTTCAAGGAGTTGGTAGTTCATATACTCCTTGACGCGCTCTGCCTGTGCGATTGTATCAGGGGTTGTAACGCCCCATATGCGTGCTTTTACCGGGCCGCGAGCAGGAAAAATTTCTTGAATAGTTTGCGCTTGAAAGCGAACAACCGACTCAGATAACAGCGGATGAAAGACCCCACAGGCACCGGGCCATGGTGTCGTCCGGTCTTCCATCTCAAGCCCAAGTAAATCTAACCCCTCCTTGTAGGACTCTTCCCATTCTTTACGGCTTGATTTGTCGTCCTCGTACATAGCGACAAGCTTTGACGCACAATGCATCAAATCATCTTCTTCCATGTACTCAGAAAGATTGGCATCGAAGGGCGCATCCATTCCACCTAAAAGGGTGTCGGTGCCGCCAAAGTCAATTGTTACGCCGCCGTCGTCATCTTCAATGACTACAACTTCGTCATTGGTTTCCATCCCATACGGGTCCACAACCTCAACACCCATTTCATCTGAGTTTCCAGAAGCACCAATTAGCTCCATTACTGCTTCTAAACTTTTATCAATAGCCATATTTTATCTGCCTATAGTGGCCTATCGTCCACATGGTAACCAACGCGGCGTCGTATTACTTCTGGAATGCTTGGGTCTGGAATACCGTACTCAAGCATTTTTCGTACAAATAGTTCGCGGTCATCTACTATTAATTTTAATGATTGCAACAATCTGTCCGCTTCCTCAAATTCGCCTTCCCCAACCGCTACGGCAATATCTCTGCCGAATTTTTGCATTTCATTATAAATAGGCACCTTTCGCTGTGCATCAGACATTCTTCTTAGGTTTAATCGCATTTTATCAAAAAATGCTTCGTGAGAAGCTAAAACAGTTGGAACAATGAACTCGCCTTTTTGTGCTTTGGTCCACTTTTCTATTGAAGGAAGTAAGCTAATTTGAAGGTCGCTCCTAGACTTTGAAGAACCAAAACCCTTTTCTTTGTACGTCTCTAATACCTCTAGCATTTTATTAACATCATCTTGCAAGCTATGTCTTAAGCGTGCCATGTCTATATTTGTGCCTTTCTTTTTGCCTATAAAGTTTGGCTTACTTGGATCAAGGCCTCTAGTCATCTTAGAGCCAAGGGTAGCAGCATTTATTGCTAAGGTATTAAGCGGAGTACCTCGAAGGGCTGATCGCAGATCTTGTGCTGCCGCCCACGGATCGTTTGCAAAGTAAGAAGGATTTCTAAGTGGTGGCACATTAGTCTGTTTAGGACCGGGCCCCGCTATCAGTTCCGCTTCCTTAACAAGCTTAGCAAGAAGGTCGGGGTCTGGAGGAATAATTTCTCCTGCATCAGTAATGCCCTCTTTCATTGCTTCTTGCATCGAGGTTTTTAGGTCTTTGCGAACATCGGCTCTGGAATAAAGCTCGAATTGGGGCCTCGTGGGGTCTAACAGTGGCGCATCCACAGAGCCGGGATTTGTAAAGACTTTTACTGCTTGAGGAGACGGCAACCCACTTCT